CAGGTGGGCGCAGGCTTGCCCGCGCTAGCGGTCTGGTGGTATCGTCTCGGCATCGGTCGCGCCCTCCGTCGGCGCAATGGTCGATCACGGTCCCGGGCGTTGGTCGCGCCGCGGGGCCGCTCCTTTGTACCCGTTGGCGACCTCACCGCGCAACCCCTCGACGCTCGCATTCGCGGGCCACGAGCGAGCGCACCACGTCGGCGCTCGACACGCCGAGGAGAGCGGCGAGAGAGTGGAGTCTCTCGCGCTCCGCTGCGGTCATCAGCACGAGAACCCCACTCTCCCGCCGCTCCCTCGACGCCATGACTACACCGCCACCGCGTCGAAGAGGCCAGGCTGTCGAATGATCGCCGCAGCGCGCAGGTTGCTGACCGCCTGCCGGTAGTACGAATCCTTGAGCTCAGCGCCGATGAATCGGCGCGGCGCGGAGAGCCGACGGCCCGACCGCGTGGCGCCTCCGATCGCGATGTGGCCCTCGCTCCCGATGCCCATGAAGGGCGAGAGCACCGTGTCGCCGGGGTTCGTCCACAGCGCGAGGCATCGGCGGATCACCTCGAGTTGCAGCGGACAGATGTGCCGCTCGTCGTCGTGCTCGCGGGCGCTCTGGTATTGGAGCGTATCCTGCGGGTCGATCGCAGCCTTGACGCCCTCGCTCGTGGTAACAGCCCACACGGGCGACGCGATCTGCTGCCACTCGTCGACGGGGTATTCTTCGGGCGTGTGCTTCACGCGCTCGTCAACCGGCACGTCGCCGGGCGCGCGCATCGCGATCACGTAATCGGGGATGCCCATGCGGGACATCGAAGCGTTCTCGCGTACGGTCTTGTGCAGGAGCCCCAGCGCCTTCGTGCGCTGCATCTGCGTAACGGGGTCTTTCCACACGGTGACGCGTGTATGAAAGATGAATCCCCTCGCCTCGAATGCGCGGATGATCTCGCCGGGGAAGTCGCGCAGCCCGATGTATCCCTCGCGCTCCTTGGAGACGGGGTAATCCATGCAGTGAATGGCGACCACGCGGCCACGCATCATCACGCGCGCCAACTCGTCGATGAGGTAGCCGAAGTGCACGAAGAACTCCGCATCGTTCTTCACGTTGCCCATGTCGCGCGGGCTGTTGCTGTAGGTGTAGAGCGACGCGAACGGGGGCGAAAACACCGAGCACGCCACACTGTGATCGGGGAGCGCCTTCGTCACCTCGACGCAGTCGCCGTGGTAGATGCTCCAGTTGTCGCCACTGTCTTGACCGATCACATTCGACATCACGCTACCTCCGATTCGCTCTTGAGCCATGACGGGAGGCGGATCGCCTTCCGTGCTTCGTACGTGTTGACCGTGCGGACAGCGCCGCGGACTTCGGCCATGACGGCATCGCGCGTCTCAGCGGAAAGCGAGTCGGCCATCGCAGCCGCGTCGCGCTCCTTGCGAGCGAGGTTCGCCACCACGGAGCCCTCGGCCTCGCTCGCGAAGATGTGCACGCGTACCTCGCGCTTCTGGCCGAAGCGCCAGCATCGGCGCACGGCTTGGTAGTACGCCTCCCACGAGTCCGTCACGCCGACGAATGCGACCCGCGCGCAGTGCTGCCAGTTGAGCCCGAAGCCCGCGATAGACGGCTTCGTCACGAGCACGCGGATCCGCCCGTCGGCGAACGCGCGCAGCCGCTCTTCTTTCGTGTCGGCGTCATCGCTGCCGCGCACCTCGACGGCGCCGCGGATGGCCTTCGTGAGCGCCTCGGATTCAGCGTTGAGGTCGCACCACACGATCCATGGTTCACCCGCCTCGGAGTTCACGAGGTCGGCGCACATGGACACGCGCGCGTCGATGGAGCCACGTCGCGCGTTGCGCCGGTCCATGAGCGAAGCGGCCTCTTGCGCGAAGAGCACTCCGCCCTCGCGGAGCGTCGCTGCGTCGGTCGCGACGGTGTGCGATGTCGTGTGCGCAGCCGGGAGCGCGTAGCCGTCGTCGCTGTATCCGAGGTCTGACGGCCTGCGGACCATCGCGCCCCACGATGACACCCACCGCCAGAAGGCTTTGCGGGCGTGGCCCTTGAGGCGCCACACTTGCGTCTCGCCTCCGTCGTGGCAGAAGAACTCCGAGAGCATCTCAGATCGCGTGCAGACTCCGAGAAACTCCGCGTGCGTGCCGAGTTCCGTCCAGTCGTTCGGTGCGGGCGTGGCCGTCGCGCAGAAGCGAAACGGGCATGACGAGAACGAATCGAGCAGCACGCGCAGCGTCTTCGCGTCGTGGTGCTTGATGCACGAAGACTCGTCGAGCACGACGCCCGAGAAGCGCGACGCATCGAAGCGGTGCAGCCGGTCGTAGTTCGTGATGTTGACGCCGGGTCGCACGTCGCTCGCCTCACGGCACAGCGTCACCTCGACGCCGCACGCGGCGCCTTCGGCCACGGTCTGCGCGGCGACCGCGAGCGGCGCGAGGATCATCACGTCACCCGACGTGTGACGGGCCACGGCGTCGGCCCACGCGACCTGCATCCCGGTCTTGCCGAGGCCTGTGTCAGCGAAGACCGCAGCGCGCCCGCGACGCAGCGCCCATGACACGAGGTCATGCTGAAACGTGAACAGCCGCTCTACCCTGATGATCGGATCTGCGATTCCCGACGGCGGGTGAACCGCCATCTTGCCCGCGACAAAGCGACTGTAATCGACAGCCGCTCCGCGAGCGTGTACCCTCTTCGTCATCGGTCACTCCTTGCGTGATCGTTCACGGCCCCGGACGTTGCTGCGTCGCGGGGCCTAGCCATGTGCGACGGAACCTATAGCGGTTCGCTATCGCCAGTCAACTGAATTACGCGAGCACCCGCAGCGCCCACGTCAGCAGCGCGGCCCCGGTGGCCTCTCGCGGGCCGCTGGTGTCGACGACGGGCCACCGCTCGGACGCAGCGAGTCGGCGCCACTGCGCGCGCTCGTGGTGGCTCTCGCGAGGGTCTTCGCCGCGGAGGAGCAGCCGGGCGTCGAGAGTGGCGTCGCTCGCGTCGAGCAGCACGACGGGGAGGCCCTCCCACCACAGCGCGAGTTCGGCCGCCGCGACGCTGTGCCCGCTGTCGAGGCGCCGCGTGTCCTGCGCTTCGAGCGCCCGCGCGTGGACGAGCCCCGACCACGGGCCGCGGTCGAGCACATGGACGGCGTGCGTCATGCCGGTGCGGTCTGCGATGGAGAGGAACCGCGTCCACCGCCGCGACGCCTCGTAGTGGACGACGCGCGCGAGACCCACGGCCCCCGCAGGATGCACCGGGTGGTGCCACGCAACGGCGTCGATGCCGCGCGCAGCCAGGGCCGCCGCGAGGGCGTCGGCGTGGGTGCTCGTGCCTGTTGCGTGGCAGCCTTCGATTGCCAAAAACCGTGTCGTCACAGAGCCTCCATCACGCGGCCGATCACCCACGCCGCGAGGGCGGGCGGCACGCTGTTGCCGATCTGCTTCACCTGGTCTCGCTTCGTGCCCGTGAGCGCGTAGCCCGCGGGGAACGACGAGAGCCGCAGCATCTCCGCGACCGTCAGCATCCGCGCGCGGTCGCCGCGCACGAGGGCGTAGCGGTCCACCGTCGTCAGCGTGCCGATGGGGCGGTCGAGCGAGCGCCCGCCCTCAGTGGCGCCGTAGTACGCGACGAGGAAGTCTTCGCCGTGCCGCGCGCGCCCCGCGATGATCCGCGCGCGGGTGTTCTCGCACCACGAGGCCCACGGCGACCACGCCCCGCCATCGAGGTCGAGGCACGCGCGTGCTGCGACGTGTGCAACCGTGGGCTGCGGCACGGTCACGGGCTTGCGCGTGCGCGTCGCCACCACGAAGAGCCGCCGCCGATGCTGCGGCACGCCCGCGTCTGCGGCGTCGATGACCTGCTCCGACACGCGGTAGCCGAGGTCCGACCACCCCATGCGCCACGAGCGGTACCGCGCCCACGCCATCATCTCGGGCACGTTCTCGACGACGACCGCGCGCGGTCGGTTCGCCTCGGCGAAGCGGAGCACGTCATCGGCCGTCGCGCGCGCCGCGTCGTGGTGCGACGCCTCGCGACCGCGCGCCCTGGTGTGACCGACGCACGAGGGCGACGCGAGCATCAGGTCGTGCGCGGGCATCGACGACGGATCGACGCTCGCGATGTCCTGACAGACGTGGTGCGTGGCCGGATGGTTGAGCGCGTGCGTCGCGACGGCGACGGGCCAATGGTTGACGCTCGCAACGATCTCGACGCCGACGCTCCGCGCGCCCGTCGATGTGCCACCCGCGCCCGCAAACAAGTCGATCGCCCTCACGTCGTCTCTCCTCTCGCCGCCGAGCGGCGGAGCATCTCGAGCGCCCGCCACCGCGGCGCCGTCTCGTCGGTCTGCGGGTCGCGCCACACGTCGCCAGTGCCTCGGAGCCGCACCCAGCCCGCGCGCAGGAGCGCAGCCTCGGTGGCGTCGTCGGCGCAGCCCGCGCGGGCGGCGATCTCTGCGAGGTGGTCGCGGGTCACT